TCCAGAAAGGTGGTGCAGAGGATCCGGCAGTCCCGTTCCAACCCATCGGGGCAAAGGTCCGTCAGATCCGGCAGGGTCCAGACATAGCTGCCCGCCACATCGGAAGCGATTTCAAGATACTCCCGGTCGCTGAACCAGCAGGTAAGCCGGTGGCGGCAGGCTGCGGAATCCCGGGTAATGGAGATCAGCAGGTCCGCTCCCATCTGTACCGTATCTGCACTCAGGGAGATCTCCGAGGGGGATACCTCCGGGGCATCCGGCTCCTGCGTCAGATACAGGGCACTGATGCTGCCGGACACGGATCTGGTACCGGAGGAAGGGGAGATCAGGGAGGCAGAAAAGCTCAGCTCCACCTCCGCCACGGAAGAACCGGCGGAAACGGTCACGAAAAAGATCTCATCGAAGATGGTCTGGGGGGAGCCGGTGATGGTGAACCCATTGTATACCGGTACAGAAACATTGGTGCCGGACTGTCTGCAGTATACGGAATAGCCTGCATCTCTGGCTCCGGAATAGTCCGCAGCCCAGACCTGCAGCACAAGGCGCACCTGCCGGTTGCTGCCGGAGGAGGACAGCTCATAGACGGAAGCCTCCGCCCGGATCACACCGGTGTGGCCGGAAACCGCCAAATTGCATCCTGCCATCAGCCATCCCCTCCGATCCACTGGAAGGCCAGTCCCCCGTTATAGCAGATTTTGAATTTCCCGCTGAGCCACAGGCTGCCGGTAACCTCTGCATTGGTGATGTACAGCTTATAGTCGGAGATGTAGGCCACTTCCACATCGTTGCTGTCAAAAAAGCTGAGCCGGTCTGCGGTGAACCGGGCAAATTTGTCAAAGACCTTCTGCCCGTCCACACTGTTGGTCTGGCCGATCTCCAGACCGTAGACCGGGGTGCCATCGGCCCCTTCCTCCAGAAGGCCGGATTTTAAGTAGGCATTGGTGCCGATGATGCTGTCGTAAAGGCTATCCACCGTGTCGGAAATGGATCTGGTATCCGTAAACAGCTGCCGGATGGAGGTGCTGTTGGCCTGGATGTCCTGGGCAGTCTGTTCCCGGTAGGTACCGAAATCCGACCGGGCCACATACTGTCCCTCCAGCCGATGGCTGATCTGGGCATAATAGGCATCCACAATGTCCGCGCTTTTGATGATCAGGCCCTTGATCCCGGCAAAGGTGGATGCCGGATCCGTTTTGGCTGTTTCCTGCCGGACTGTCCGGAGCACAGGCCCGTCAGAGGAACCGCCGGAGGTCTGAAGGGTGTCGAAGGCCCACTGAAGCTGATTGGCCATCCGGTACAGATAGCTGCGGATCTGCCGGAGGGTCTCCCGGTCGGTTTCCCCGGTAATATTGGGGGTCTGGATCTGAATGCTCATTTTTATACATCACTCCCCTGACTGTAGGTTTTGGTCATGCTGTGGAGCGCGGCATAGCCTGTACCCTCCAGCCGCAGCTGCAGGTGGCCGCACCGCCGGGGCCGTACCGGAATGGTGAAGCTCCGCAGCTCCCGGCCGGTGATATGGCCCAGGCTGATCCATTCTCCCCGGGAATCGTACCGGACATAAATATCCACCCGGCTGCCGGGATCCAGAGACAGTTCCAGACTCAGCTTCACAAGATATTTCTTCTCCGGCAGACTGCCTCCCAGGATCCCGGTCTCCAGCATCCAGGGAACGCTTTTCTCCCAGGGTTCCCCGCTGCCCTGCAGCGCCAGGATCTTCCCGTCCTCCGTGGCACAGTACAGTTCCTCCCGGCAGGCACAGAAATGGGTGACCTGCAGATCGTCCTCCCGGTGCCACAGGCCCCGGTAAGTATCGTAAACAAACAAGCTCCGGTGATGGGTCCCCCTGTGCTGCATGCTGATGTAATACCGGCTGCCATAGGCTGCGGCCACCGCCTTTTCAAACTGCTGCTCCCCCAGGGCTGCGGATACCTCCACCGGCAGCGAGCCGTCATAGGCACAGACCCCGTAGGCAGACAGATAGTAAAGGATCTCGTTTACAATGGCCAGGCTCCCTGCACAATCCTTTCGGACACCCCGGCAGGGGGTGGTCTGGACACTGAAATTGGCCGGGATCTGACCGTAAACCTTGTGCAGGCAGTTCTCCCGGAAAAACAGGGGATGTCCGCCGTGGGCAATGGCCCCGGTGAAAGGTCCGTCGGCACCCAGGGAAACATAGTAGCTGTCGGAGGATATCCCCAGAAAGCTGTTCCAGTTTCTGAAATCTCCCAGAGCACAGGCATACAGCTCGTTGACCACCTGGCCGGCATTGTTGGGACCGTACCGGCATCCCCACAGCCGGTTGCCGCTTTCAATGAGAAAGTCCATGGCAGGCATCTTCCGGGAGAGGGTAACGGGAGCCTCCACCGTCACCTCCCCATCCAGCATTCCCGGCACCACCACAGCATCCTCCTGCCGGAAATACAGGTGGGATGCCCCCTCCAGGTCCCGGAGCTGGGAATTTTCCAGTTCTCCAAGTCCTGTGAGGGTAACGCCGTCATACTGGGAAAAGGCTGCACCGATCCCCGGGCAGGACAGTTTTATGTAAACCGTTTCGATGCCGGTCCAAAGATCCATGGCAGCGGAATACTGCTTCAGCCCGTGGGGCTCCCGGGAGGTATCCACCCAGAGAGCCATGTTCTCCGGCGCCTCCGGCTGCTGGGGCTGGATATAGTCCGGCTTATAAGGCGTGCCGTCTGCCTGGCAGGGGGTGAAGGTCACCGGACTTTGGGCTGTAAATTCCGCCTCGATGTTTCCGAAGTCCGAAAAGTCTGCTGTGTTGAAGTATTTCTTATCCGGCAGGATAATGAGATACGCGCCCATGGATACCAGCTGCCGGGGCCCCTCTCCAACCAGTCCCAGCTCTGCCCGATAGCCGTTGATCACCAGACAGCTGCCGTCGATGTAGCAAAGACCGTCCCGGGAAACCATGGCCCGGACATCCAGACCCTCCCCGTACAGACCCCGGGCAGGGCGTACCGACAGCACCGGAAACCTCCGGGAGGTAAGATTCTGCATATCATAAAATTCGTTTTCCCCGATCCGGAGATTATGGTTGTAGCCGGCAAAGGCATCCAGGGTCTCCCGGCTCCGGGGCCGGGGCGCAAGGGCAGGAAACTGCACTGCTTTCCTCCTTTCTCAGAACCGGAACCGTCCGGTACTTCGGGTGTTGTGCTTCTGTTTATAATGGGCCTTGAAGGCCGAAAAAACCGTGTTGAACATGCTCATGGCATTGTTATAAAGGCCCGTTTCCTCATTGGCATAGTGGATCTGGGCCTCCAGCCAGTACAGGTAGCCCACATCAAAGGGAGCCTCCATGAACAGCTCTCTTCCGGCATCCGTATGCTCCGTAAAGCCTGTAAGATCACGGCCCTCACTTCCTTCATGGACATCCATCACCAGGGTCTTCACCATGGTTTCCAGCCGGAAAAGCCACAGCAGCTTCTGCCTGGTGCTGTAGGTATTGGGTCTGAGCTCGTCCACCTGCTGGATGGCCTGTAGGATCGTCATACAATTCCTCCTTTCGGGGAATGCATTCTGCATTTCCCAATGCAAAATTCAAAATGCAGAATTGTGGTATACCCTGCGGGTATGATTTATAAAAACCGGCGAAGCCGATACCTTCATTTTGCATTTTACATTCAGCATTCTGCATTTTTATTGTGCTGCCGCATCCTTCAGGGCATCCACGGTGGCATCCAGCTTCTGCTGGGCCCGTCTTGCCCGGTGGATCTCAGCTGCCACAGACCTGGGCACCAGAGAGGTCTTTCCCCTGGGCAGCAGGCAGTTGTAGCCGTTGACGCTGACGAAGAAATTGGGTTCTTCATTGGCACCGGCCCGTTCAATAAAAATTTCCTCCCGTTCCTCCCGGCGCAAAGTCTCTGCCGCAGCGGCAGATTCTTCCCGCAAAACCGCCTGGGTCACGGTATGGTTCTTTTCAGCCATATTTATTCCTCCTCGTAATAGTTTGAATTATTCCTGCAGGGCGGTCCGGAAACCCGTCCCTACAGAAAGGTATCGCCCGGAAAACTGAATTTTCAATTACCGGGGGGGCAGCGGCCTGCCCCCCTGGGGATCAGTTGGCCTCATCCACTGCGGAGTAGGAAGAGCAGCTCATAACTCTCAGCACACGCTCGGGGTACAGCATGGTGGCTCCGTTGGTCTCAAACTTGTAGCCGATGGTGGAGAACTGGTTCAGGGGGCCGCCGATCTGGCTCTTGTCCTTGACGATCATCTCCAGAGCGCCGCCCTCAGGATCGATGATACCGAAGGCATCCTTGCCGAAGAAGTAGGTGGCATAGGTAGCAGTACCGGCCTTGTTCTGATAGTCCGCGCCATCCAGGATGGGTGCAAAGACGTTCTCGATAAACCGGCAGCCATGGAGCTCGCCGATCTCGCCCTGGAAGATCTCCGCGGCAGCCATGTACTTGTGGACATCGATCCAGTCCTTATGGTTTCGCAGGTCCTCCACTACGGAAGGATGGATCACCGCGTAATACTTGCCGCCGATCTTAGGGACCCGGTCCTTCTTCAGCTTGGTCACAGCCTTGGCCACCATCTTGGGCGTGAAGGCCGCCATGACCGTGGCGGATGCCTCCATCTGGCCGCAGCCGGTGGGGGTGGACACATAGGCACCGTCCGCCAGGTTGATGTTGTCGCAGTACAGCACGTTGGTGTTCACCAGCAGGGCATCCCGGATCAGCACCTCCTGGGTCTCGGCGGCGGAGGCGCCCATTTCCTCG